AAATCTTACACCTTCTATGTCCCATGCGTTTAAGATGTATCTCTTCTTCGCTGTCCATATACCTTTGTTGGCAATGGTCTCACGTTTCATGAACATCTTTTGGTCATATGCGTTTACGTATTTTGCCAACGCTTCATAAGAACTCTCAATATAAGGCTCAAGTTCCATCGAACAGACCTTATCAATGAACCCAACAATGACCTCATCAGTTTCTTTTCTCCCTTTGTATACACCCTCGACCAGAGGACCCAAATTGAGGTAGATACTATCAGTATCACTAGCAATGACATAATCAACATCCTCCGTTTTTAGTATTTTGTTCATCTTCTGGTTCATCTTGTTCTCAATCCAACGAATTGATACCTGACCAGACAATGTAATTGCTTCAGCATTAAGTAAATTATAATACCTAAAATACTGATTGCCAACAGCACCATAGGCAGAGTTCAATTGAATCTTTCTTGCCATCTGGATGTTGTTGAACTTACTTATATCTTTTTCTAATTGTTTGGTGGGTGTTTTTTCATAGTCTTTCTTTGCCTGTATCATTCTCTTCTTGTAAATGACACGTTCATTGTATATCTTCTCCATCATCTCAGGTAAGAAACCACGAATGTCTTTTCTATATTGTGCACCATTAGCACATACAGCAAACTTACCAGATAAATCTACCTCTTGATTCAATAACCTTTCAACATTTGCACTAGGATGTCTAGTCTCCCATAGTGTCTCAGGAGATATGTTGTACTGCATAATGAGATGAGGATATAGACTATTAAGGTCAAAGGATACAACCCAATCATACTTACCAGGCACAGGTTCTTTTACATATGCACCTGCATATTTTTCATCTTTCTTTGATCCTTTTCTAGGTGGTGGTACAATATTTTTATCAGCAAGATAATTGTATATCATTGTATCCCACATACGCACCTGTGAATATACATCTTCAAAGTTTACCTTAGCATCATAAGACATAGTGATTGCTAACTCAAGCAATTTCATCTTGTCTTCAAGGCGGTCAATAAGTTCAGTATCTTGTATGTTATACTCCATAAACTTCTGCCAATCCTTAGTATAGAAGTCTCTGAAGTTTTCGTATTCGCTATGGTCTACTTTCCTTTGTCCTAGTTCGACAAAAGCGATGTGATCAAGTCTGTAGGATTCTTGATTACTATAAGTGAACTTGCGATAAAGATCGAGATAGTCAAGAATGTTAATCCCACTGACATCATAAGCATAATTCTTACGTCCCTGAACGTAGATTTCCCTTTCATTTGCTCTATTCCATGGGGATAAACTTTTCATCCATTTTTCCCCCAATATTCTATTTAACCTTCTAGCGATGTATGGTACGTCATAAAGATTCACGTTCCACCCTGTAAGGATGTCAGGTGTATTATGTACCCACCACTCAAGAAAACCCTTGAGCATGTCTCTCTCACTATCAAAGATGAATTGTTCGTGTTCAGTTTCAAAATCACGAACTGCCCAGACGTAAAACTTTTTAGTCACCATATCTTTGATGGTGATTGATAGCATTTCTTCTGCTGCTGCTTCTACATCAGGGAAGCCATTCTCACATTGAACCTCAATATCCATTGCGTAGATTTTCATCTGACTTATATCGTAGTCAACTTCATCAGGAAATTGTTGCCTGATATATTGATATACGAAACGTTCATATCCATGAACTTCAAACTTTTCTACACCATCATAAGTTTTGATAAACTCTCGTGCTTCTCTAGAAGTTTGAAACTGTACAGGTTTTACAGATTTACCTGTAAGAGTTTTCATCTTCTCTGGATGATTAGATGTCACGTATAACGTAGGAGAAAATTGGGTACGAAATTGAACTGGTTGTCCATCCTCGTACCCTCGATATAAAACTGTATCTCCTGCTAGTTGAATGTTCGTATAGAACTTACTCATGCGTTATACTTGTCCAACAAAGTTTGACTAGGTTCTAGTATAGTCAAAACTACATCAGATGTCAAGAAGATGTCACGTTGTGAACTATGCTTAGGAAATGGTATGAGTTCTCCCTCTTCAGATACTTCGTAGCATCTTTCAAGAAGATAGATAGGTTCTTCATCTAACTCAGTTATCTTTGCTATAAGATACTCATTTCTTTGTCTCAGCAAGATTAGTCGGACTACCGACTGTTCCTGATCCGCTTGTGTCAGTGCTTCCTCTTCCATTTGCTGCCTCTACTAATTCATTGTATTTTTCGATGACCTCTGGATAAGTGTCGTATGCACTTATGATTTCATCTAGTCGAAGGATAACCCTTCTATCTTTACTTAACGGTGCCCAAGGTGTAAATTGTATCTCAGGTGATGACATTTTTTGTACACCTTCTGATTCAATTAAAAGATCTTGGTCTGTCTCTACAACATAAACATTGTAGGGATGATCCATTCTAAAAGCTACTGCTTTTTCTGGTTCATCTTTTGCTGCAATTTCAAAAACGTCTGCGATGACATCTTCACCGTTTCGCATTCTTACGACTCTTACGCTCATAACTTTTGTTGCTTTCTGATAAGGTGTATGCACATTCTTTGAAAAGATCTACTAGGATTCTTTCAGCGTTTGTGTTTTT